TGAGCTATCCTCAACAGAGGAGTAACACTCCTGTTCCTAAACTAAATTTGGTGATAATTCACTAGCCTTCGTTCGCGAAGGCTTTTTTGTTTATGTCGGTTACTTTTCGGTAAGGAAAGAAAGTTATGAAGCAGGTTTGTTCTTAATCCCAAGCGTTGACTCGATCTGTTTTAGCCGTTCGAATAAAGCTGAGATAAGTTCTGCCTGGTCTTCATTGCGTTTCTTTAATGCTTTAATAGCGGCACCAGAATATGCAGCTGATACCCCCAGTGTGTTGAGCGATAGCGTGTCCTCTTTCGCGAAGAGCTCCCCTTCTTCGTCGATATAAAGCTGCGGGTTTTGAGTCAATGTGACTGCATCAGGACAATCTTTTTGGACGTCCTGCGCAATGAAACCAAAACCTTTAGCGCCCTTTGTTACCGCAGTGACTTTGCCGTCTTCGTCGTAGCCGCTTGGTACATCACAGTAGTCCCATGAACATGTCCGCCATGAAGTGAGAGCGGTCAGCGCCTCCTCAGGTTCGATTTCCTGCAGATTGCGTTTTACATCAATATCCGACACTGCCGCCCAGCCAGCCGTAGATATGCCCTGCCCGGTATTGAGCATAGTGAATTCGGTGATAACGGCTGTGTTGGTGCTGTTCACTAAGCGAAAGCGAAAGCCACCATCGCCGAGGCCTCGGTTACAAATGAAGTCGGAACCACCCGATAGACCTGTTTTGTTCCACCCCATATAGGTGCCTTGGGTTGCCGGGCTAGTGCCCCCCTGCGTATAAACACCCGTAGAACCCACTGACGAACCTGCCGCCGATATGCTTGATGTCACACTTAATTTGCCGTCTATCGATACGTCACCGGTAAATGCAGGCGATGTTTTGGGCGCAAAGGGAGCTGCTGCGACAGTGATTGCACCTGTACCACCATTTGCCACAGGGATGGTGCTCTTACCTGTGAAAATGGGCCACCACTCTGACCAGTTAGGTGACGCAGGAGTAAAATTACCCGTGAGGCCACGAACAAAAGCCTCACCCTGAAAAGTGATATACATCTGCTGGCAGCCATACGCAGATTTGGTCACAAACAATGTCCCGGCTTTTCCAATTGGATAGCCGTTCGCGATTATCGCGTTAGCATTGGCCGTCTGATAATAAATATTGAAGTCGGCAGTGTTTCCAAGAGAGTTCGGCGTGACGGTTGCATTGAGAATTCCGCCGTCATTGTAGGCTTTTGCCAAAGTTGCAGAAATACCATTCCAGGCTGGCCCCGTATAAGTGGAGCCATCCGGCAGCGTCACTGTGATTGTGCCCGTTCCGCTGAAAACCTGTTGCCAGTTGGCCTTGTCTTGGTTAAGGCCACGGATGGCTTTTGCCACATCTGCTGCCACTTGAGCAGTAATGCCGACTAATGTCGCATTCGGTACCGCTGTCCATGCGTTACCTGTAGCCGTCGGTCCACCATAGGCAGTTATAAGAGTTAATGCTGTTGCTGAAGTTATCGTTTTAACGCCAAGCGTGTAAGTCACACCGCCGACAATAACGACAATGAAATCTCCCACTTTTAAATCTGTGGTAAAGGCCGTTCCAGTACCGGTCACTGCCGCTGAGTTATTGGTTAAGGCGATGGTTCCTGCCGACATGTTTTGCTCCAGGCATAAAAAAACCCGCCGGAGCGGGTTTTAGATGATTAAGGTTGCATCATTTATCGCACGTTGTGCGGATGAAATTAGTTTTACTGACCCAGCGCCAGCCGAACGGATCGCCAGCCTGATATTGAGTTTGATGAGCGACCTGACGGACGCCATAAATCTGCACCGACGTTTCTTGCCCGCCAATGAGCGCCGTACCACTACAGACAGGATGCTGCTTCTCAAGGATGCCTGAGCACCCGGAGACCAAAACCGCCAGACCAATTGCCATCATAATTTTTGTCATTTTTCTGTCCCTTGAATATTGATACCGGAACGATAACAACGATATTTATGACGGTATAATTGGTTTAATAGATCAATTAACAGAAATTGATCGTTAAAAGCGATCTTAGGTAGCAATGCATTGATTAATAAGCGGATACCTCAATTGCATATATCATGTCGTTTGAATTTGCATAGCCAACATTCTCAAGCTGATCGCCTCCCGGACTGACTGTCTGTGTAGAGGATATTCGAGTGTTTGATCCGTTGAAGTATGCATAGGTCTGAATGGGTGACTGGAAAGGGCGCGTTGCACCCCCAGAATGAATGACACCTACCATTAAGCCAGTCATCTGCGGCATTACCGCGTAATTCCCGCTGAGTGTGGTATCTATGTTGTACCCAAGGTTGGCCGGATTGCCCGGCGTTCCAACAGCGATAGGTGGATTCATGACCTTGGTTTCATTGGTCAGTATGCACTGTCCCTGAGCATTGTTTATCGCTATCCCCCACGCCGGTTTGGGCTGAGGGATGACGATACCAAAAATATAAACAGTGACATTTCCCACACTCCCACCAGCAAGCCTACCTACCGTGAGTGTGTATACACCACTATTATTACTCAGCCTTCCATAAACACCGGTTACATCGGACTTGAAGGCGACAACAAAGGGGCTGGATACGGATACGGCCAAATTAATATCACCTCCGCTTCCGCCAAAGTTGTACACATTCTTTGAGACCAGACTCATCGGCGTCGTGTCTGGTGTTGAGAACGGAATGCCGTACTCATCGACCAATATTGCCCCGTAATTTGCCATGTCATTGCTTCACTAAGTAGACGATCAGCCAACCTTCAGCTGCCGTGAATGTACCGGTTGAATAATCTGCACCGGCGCTCGAAAGCGAGACGCCGGTCGTTGTCGTGGTTATTTTGCGTCGGGCTGATGAAAGCTCGGCTCCCATAACTGGCGACTGCATCGCGGCCACCTTGTAACCCGACGGTACGGCGTATGACCACGCCCCGGATACCTGGTCTTTGGAGAGATAGACCGACCCCAATATCAGGATCTTTACTAAACCAGTATTATTCGGCGTTCCCGAGGCGCTCCATGTTTGAATACCATAGCTAGCCAATTAGAATACCCCTGTCAGCTCACCAATTTGGACTCGCAGTACGCCGCTGGCGTCAGCGACACTGATCGTCGTGTTAGTGGTTTTCATCTTTCCGCCGGAACCAGAACCGTAGTTCACGAAAGTACCACCCTTATCCAAACGCCAGCCGGATACACCCGCTACGTAGTTGTTAGACTGAATGAAGTTGCCGATCTTCGCATTCGTAATCGTCCCGTCCTGGATAAACGCATCGCTGATAAACACCTGACCGTTCATTACGGCAAAGGGTGAATACTGTGTGTCGCCCGATCCTGACATAAGCACAAACTGGTTCGCGTTAAAGCCAACGCGTGTCACCACCGGCTGACCAGCCTGTGCCAGCACAGCAATAGACATCCCAGCGTTGTACATCACGCCACCGATCCGCACGCCCGTTTTCAGGGTGTAAATGGCCGAGGCACCGCTGGCATCAACAACAGCTGTCAGTTTGTCTTCAAGCGCCGCGGTCACATCCCCGATTTGCGCCTGCACCTGAGTCGTCAAATCTGCCATTGCCTGATCAACATCGGCGATGGTGGTTTTAACAGTCAGAATATCAGCCCGAACCTCACCGTTCTGAGCGAACTGGTGATCAATGGTTGAGTTGAGGTTTAAAGCGTTCTGCAAGATGGCATCAATGTTGGTTTCAATATCACCAGTCAGCCGGTCACCATCGGCAGAACTCAGGAAGTCATCAGCAATATCGCCCAGATAATCATCTGCATTGTCGTTCACCATCCCCCGGATCCAGTCGGTATAGCCCGACTCATTTCCGGTTTTATCCACCAGCTGAGCGCGGTACCAGAATACCTGACCTGCCCTTAACCCCAGTTGCGTATAAATTGCCTGCGGATAGGGAACGTCGGACAGCAACAGCGGATTAGATTGATCAGAGTTCGGCGTGTACTGAATCTCTGTTTTTAGGGTGTCTGAAGTGTTTTCCGGGAAGCCCCAGTTCAGTTGAATACCCCAGTTGATGCCAGTGGCCATAAAGCCAACTGGCTTGGGCGGATTCCCCTCTTTCCCAGTCAGAGTTACTTCGACTGAATATCCCCAGCCACTAGATATCTCCGCTGCGTTAATGGCACGCACACGCATCAGGTAACGTCCAGCATAGATGCCAGGCACCTCAAACGACGTGGTAGAGCTGCGCTGAACGTTTACCCAGTTCCCGTC